GGCCGCGCAGGATGTCGGCGGTGCCCGTATGCGCGCGCTTGCTCTCGCGGTCAGAAGCCGCCTGCATGTGCTGCTGTGCCGCGTCCATACGGTCGAGGTCGTTAGCGTTCAGCGCCGAAAATTCAAATTCCTGTCCACAGATGATCATGTGTTTGTACCTCCTATAAAATGCGCCCCTGCCAGAGGTGACAGGGGCGATATTGGTTTTATGTTACGCGGTGACGTCGGTCAGATAGTTAAAGTCCTTGGGCGTGCCGACGGCCTTAACATCCACCGCAAAGGTGGCGGGAGCATTTGCTGTGCCGCCCACGTCGCCGGTGACGACCAGAGAAGCACTGCCGATCTCGCCCTTACCGGTGCGGACGCTGAAGTAGACGTAGGGCACGATCACGTCCTTACCGGTGCCGTACTTGATTTTGTGGCTCAGCACAAAATCCTGAAACGCGTCACCCACGCAGCGGTTGCCGTTGACAGCAAGGGTGCGCTGGGTGCCGGTCTTTTCGGTGACGTTGCCGGTGCGGATGTACTGGGCATCCTCGGTGGTGGCGTTCAGAGAGCCGGAATGCTCCTTCACATGGTCGGCGCAGACGATCCACTGGCTTTCCTTGGTCTGGGTGCTCTCGATCTGGAACGCCAGCACAAAATCGTTCGCCGTCTCAATGCCGGTATACGACGCGCTGGGCGTGATGCCGGACTTGGTAATGGCTTCGGATACAGTCATATCAAAACTCCTTTCATTTTGGCATGTAGTAGGTCAGGCGCATCTGCAGCTGCATCTTACAGCTGCCCGCGCTGTTTGTGACGATGTAGCCGCTGTTCGTCACGGCAATGCCGGTGGGGGTTTTATTCCCGCCGCAGGCCGAGAGGTCGGGCAGGTTGTGCCGGGCATCCTGCCGCATGACCCACTCGGTGAGCTGCTCGAAAAAGCCGCTGTTCTGAATCCATCTCGCTGTACTCACCGCGAGACAGAAAGAGGTAATTCTTCGCCATTTCCCAGCCGGAGATGTACTCGGTGATGATGGGATCACCGGGGCTGTCCTCGATGGAAAAGGCGGTGGATTCTTCTTCCAGTCCGGCAATGCGGAAAGCCGCGCCGGTGGCTTCCTGCTCGTCGGCGATCAGCGGGCAGGTCTTGAGCCATGCCCGCAGGGCGGCAATGGTGGGCTTTACGGTTTCGCTCATTTGTTCCCTCCCAGAAACTGCTTTGCGGCATCATGGGCGAACTTTTCAAGCTCGTCCTTGTGGTCGGCAATGGCGTTTTGTCCCCAGTAGGAACCGCGGTGACGTTCCGTTTCGCCCTTCGCGCCGTGCAGGTCGGTGCCCCGTTCATGCAGATAATACTGCCTGCGGGCATAGGGCGTATTGTACACCAGCAGACCTTCCTTAAAGTTGGATGCCTGATTCACGCTGTTCTTCAGCGCGCCGGTTTCCAGCGGCACATATTTGTCCACAACATCGACCACTTTCTGTGAAAAGGCAAACTGCAGCCTTGCGAACCGTGCGTCCATGTCGGCCTGAAAGCCGGGACGGAATGTGATCTTGAAATCAAAAACCGGTGCGCTCATACGATCAGCTCCCTTCCACGTGCCAGTGGGGCAGCAGCGGCTCCCGGTTATCGGAGACAGCCGCTGCCGTGCAGCATAGGTGCGTTTTTTCGAGTTTGGCATACTCGGCTTCGGTCAAGGCAGGCACCGCGCCCTGCACCAGCTTCCAGCCGCGTTTCAGGGTCCAGTGCTTGGTCTTTTCCGCTGCAGACAGCGCCGCCCACTGGGCATAGGGCAGGTAGCCCATGGTGCACACGCT